TGTGTCAATAAGGTTTTTCATCTTACGACCAAACCTCACAGCGAGTTCTCCAGTGTGCGTGGTTTGAATGACCTTGAGTTTCGGATTACGGCCCACCATCCACGCGGGAAAGAGATACGAAGCAAACTCTGACTTTGTATGACGAGGCGGCATGTTTACAATTAATCTTTTAATTTCTCCACTAGCAATCCTTTCAAACTGCTTTGCGATTTTTATGTGGTGGGGTCCTTCAACAAACTCGGGCCATACAGTTTTTACGAACGGGATGAATTCTTTCTCCGCCTTGTTTAGCTTGTCTAGTTGGAGTCTGATTAGCTCTTCTTGTAGTTCTGCTTCGGTTTTATATGCCATAAGTATTTTGCGCCTATTGTATATCTAAAACTTGCACCGTAGCCCTGCGACAAAATGTCACACCCCATATTTAGGGGGTAGGGGGTTCGCGATATACTATATGTTGCGTTGTCCGTGCTCCAAGGTACCCTAGGCGCCAGCCTGCGACAATATGTCACATTGACACTAGATCTTGTATCACGGAACACGGTAAGCATACTACATGTATTGTCAAGACGCAATATGTCGCACCCTAACTCAGGCGTAAAAAAAACCCCGCGTTATAAAACGCGGGGCGTGAATAAATTAAATAGCTAGACGGTTTGTGTATCGTGTAGCAAGTTAACAAAATCGCGGGCAACGTACCGCGGAACACGGCAACGAATACCGCGTAACGCCTTAGCGATTATATCGCGTTCAGCGTTTCGATGTTTAATGAATAACTGAACCGCGCTTTTTGAATAGCTCTTCTCAGCTCTTTTAACCTTGATGCCCGCGCCTAGGAAAGCGCCTGTTTGGACGTCAAGAAAATCAGCCTTGTATAGTATTCTCAACGGCTGAATATTACTATTATTGATCATGATATAATCTTATATTATTGGGACAATTAATCAAATGTTTTCTGAAAGTTTGGCGGGGTGATCGGATCACGGGGCAGGGCTTATTTTCTTTTTAAAATAGCCCCGTTTTTCCCGTCTTATATGATCTTATAAATTTAGGTTTATATTATAAATGTTAGGATTAAGAGCGCCAAAAGAACGGCGCCCAAAGGATTAAGGAATAAAAACAACAATCAAAGCCCCCCGAATATTGCGAATATATAAAACGTCAACGAAATAGTTAATAATAATAATGAGTTATTCATTGCCAATGTCCCCCGCTATATGATGTCTGATAAACGTTCCATGCGGTAAAGTCTTTACCCACCCGCTTAAGCGTTCCGCATCTGAATAGCTTGACTTGTTGCGCTTTTGAGTATCATGCCACGCAAACCGCGTATGCCCCGAATTAGCATAACAACCGCCTTTGAAATCTTGAACGCCTATTTTCTTTTTTTGGTTACCGTGCGCTACGAATTTAATTATATAACTACGGTTCAGCCTAGCACATAAAGGCTTACCACTCCCACAATTACGGCAATTGATTTTTTCATTGTATTCAGCGGGACAACGTACAAGCTTTACGCCGTCGATATTATCAACCTTATCTGTCATTGTAGCGGGCGCGGTATAAACCGTTTCTTTCCCACCGTTGAAGCTTTCAAGCGCTTCTTTGATTGTGTCAGTAGATTGATTGATTACAGTTTCATTTTCTTTATTTGCGGGAATATCTTTAAAATGCGAATAAGTCCACGAAACACCGCCCCGAACTACCGCGCTTTTTAATGCCTTTAAATAAACTCGATCAATCTTGTTTGATCCATGTTTATCAATTGGCTTTAATGCGCAAGTGTTGGGACATGTAGAAAAAACATCACGCCCGCCCGCTCTATACGTCGTAGCAATAGCGCCCGTTTTTCTATTTGTTGAATTGTTAATTAATTTGATCATGAGAAGATTATCTCATATTTATGGGAAAAAAGAAAGCGGGAATTAAACCCGCTTTTTAAAAAATCCAAATTCTACCAAACCACGAAAAGCGGTTTTTTTTGTTTTAGGCAAATCAACAACCGTCCGCCTTATAACTTCAAGGATATTAGCCTTTGCGGTCAATTTCATGCCCGTTGATAGTTCAAGCTTCAACCCGTTCAATGCCGTAGACATTTCAAGCCGTTGCATGCCGTGAATGCACAACTCATCAAACTTTGAATTATCAATAATATAATCGCGTGGATTTAAATTTGTCATGATACCTACTTTCTTTTTTGATCTTTGATAAGTATCTCAAATTAATGGGAAAATGTAAAGAAGAATTTAACGGCGGGGGAATTAACCCCCGCTATTTTTTGATTAAGCTACAAGCCTTAACGCTTCGGCCATTGCGGTATTTTTAATATTGTCAACACCATTATTTACAAACGTATTTTTTAAACGGTTGTCAACTGAATTACGCCCGCCCCTCAAATGATCTTCATTATAAGTTACGCAATTGAACGCCTTCCAAGCGGTATCTTTTCTTGCGTGGTTACCTGTGTTTTGAAGCTTAAACATTTTGCCGTTGCTTTCGATCACATCATGCCAAACACCGTAACAACGTTTTACTTGCGTTAAGTTAGGCGCTTCAAGTGAAGACATAGCTTTATAATCACCCTTTGAAGCTTCAAAAGAGTGTAACGCCTTTGGTGAATAGACCATTAAAAAGTAATTAAGCATTTCACGCTCGCTTAATTGTTTAGTGTCTAACGCTTGCGCCTGTTCTTTGTATTTCTCATTGAACTTTAAAGCCTCGTTAACTTTATTGATAACCATAGACTCAACTTGATCGTTGTACTCTACACGGTGAGAAAGCTTGATAAAAAATTGATCTTTATCTTTTAAAGCTTGCATAAAAGTATTAGAGCACCAAATATCAATATTTGTTGTATTGATTGAGTTGACGTCGCGCCCCGTATGATTGGTATTTAACATTAAATAATTGTTAACTACATCATCACCAATATTAAAACCGCCGTTTGTTTTTGCCAACAAGGTAACACGCTTCCCGCCGTCGTAGTCAAATGCATGCTCAAACTTTACGCCCGCAATTCTTGAAAAGTGATCACCCAATTTTGCCATATTTTCATTTTGATTAACATGGTAAGAACTGGTTAACCCGCTAACAAGGACGTCTTCCTCATTACCTTTTTTTCTTACAAGTGAAAAGAACTTATTACTGTTTTCAAATGTATTATTAGAGTTTTGAAAAAATACAGGCTTCATTGTTACAGTCCAATCAAGTCCCGCATTATTTAACAATTGTGTTGCGTTGAGATTTTGATCAACGGCGTTGAATTGTTGTAAGCCCTTACCTGACAAATCAAGTATAGATTGCCATTCATAATTTTTTTCTATTTTCATGATTACCTCTTTCTTTTTTGATAATCTTAGTGTCTCAAATTAATGGGAATAAGTCAACTATTAATTTCACGTTGAGATTTTTAATTACTTTTTTCTTCAACTATCTTTTCAACAACTTGATAAAATATACTGTCTATGGTTTCTATACCAAGATCATATTTTTCTACTAAGTTAGAAAAGTCATTCATTGACATTCCCTCTAATTCATCTTTTACGCTTTCTCTTAAATTTTCTAATTCGTCTTCGTTCATAATTGCTCCAATCTTTATGAGTAGACGTCCAACCGCCTGCTTTTGCCTTACATATACCTCTGGCTCAATGCAATAATCTGTTGGCTTCTGCCTTTTCTACTCACTTCCACGCGGGAAACTTTCTATTAAGGATAAGATTTGACTAGCAAATTCTATTCTGCCTTCATAAATATCCTCTGTACCGTCCGTAACTTTTTCAATAGCTTCGTTACCGTCTTCAATACAGTTTTCACACGCTTCTTTTATTTTTTCTAATATAGTCATTTTATCCTCTCTGTTTTTATTGGGCGGTGAATTCGTTCGCAACTGATATATTCACGCATTAAGTGTATTAACCTAGAACTACGATTACACACCCAAAAACTTCGCGAGAGTACACAACGCTATCGTATATGTGTATTAGCAAGGCGCGACCTTACAGCAACTCTCGCTCCCTAAGGGAACTTGTAGGTAGTTTTAGGTTTAAACACAAGGTTCGCTTCTTTTTACCTTGGCACTACCTTAGCCACGGGGCAGTCCCATAGACGTGTCTATTGTTTGAGGATATGAAACTCAAACTCAATCACGCTTAGTCTGTTGTCCCTGTTAGTAAACATTCAGTGATTGTGATGTATTCTGCTAGTAGATCATCACGCCTTTTACAACTAGCTATCATGCTTACTTAAATACATCATCTCAAATTAATGGGATAAATGCAATGATCAAAACTGACGCACCAAGGATAACCAATCGTATGGTGCTTTTAAAGTAATTAAACTATTTGATTGAAATCCTTCTAACGCTAACTTTCTCACGTCTGTATTATTAAATAATTTAATTTCTTTAGTCTTCGTATTCTTTACAAGGATAAAACTTCTACCGTCGTATAATCCTCTATTATAATGCCATGAAATTTGAGTAGGGGACAACCGCACTTTATTAGTCGTTGTAATTTTTAACTCTACCCAAAAATCACGACCGTCGTATAAACCGTTTAAATCAGGAATTCCACCACCGTGTCTATTTTCAATTCTAGTCCATAGAACTTCAGGTGTATTGGTTCTTAATTGTTTGTAGAAATTACTCTCACTCATCTCTTTAG